CATCATAATCTTCAAGATCATCTTCATTTATTGGGTTTATTGGCTTGTCAACCGATTCATCACCAATGGGAAATAAGTTTGCAGATATATAAAGATCATCTGCTCCATCAACTGGTTCTAAGCCTAGTTGTTGCCTTGCTTCGTTTCTGGTCATAATGCCCTCTCTTACAGCAGAGGTTACATTTTCGTATGTTCTCTTAACTCTTTCTGATAGTGCGGGTATAGAATCAATATCAAATTCTAAGGTAAGCCTGTCATCAAACAATGGAACTAACCACTCATTAAGATCAGATGCGATTTTTCTGAGGTGTGGAATAATTGTTTCTTCATAAAGGGCAAGCCTTGCTTCTGCTACATTTGAATATGTCTGACTATCGGGAACTCCTACAAGCTGACTTGGTACACCAAAACATAAGGCTATATCTGTGGCACTCATATGTTTGAGGTTTAAGAAATCCATATCCTTTGGACTTAAACCCATTTCTTTCCAATCAAAGTCACCCTCTAATAACATAGGTCTGCCTGCATTATTGGCGCCAGTAAACCTGTTATTCATATCAGTAATAAGTTGCTGTCTTTGTGATTCACTAAGATTAACTGCAAAGCCTTGATCATCTTGCGGTTTAAATATGACTGCGCCACTTGGTCTAGCGCCATTTTGCAAAAGGTTTACATTGTGCTTGCTTGACATATTGAACTGATCTACCTCTACTGCGGCAGCACTCATTGGACTTAACCCATAATAATCATCTAAAGGATTCCATAGCTTTATATGTTTAAGTTCACTAAAACCATTTTCTTTATCTATCAGATAAGTTTGGCTTACCCTGCCATTAACCATATATTCATATTTCTCAGGTATAGGCTTTCCACTACCTTTAATGTTTATACGATCAGGTCTAAGTTGATGTAGTTCTTTAGGCGCACCCATATCAGAGCCAGTCTTTAATATATAAGCATTGCCACTTAATAATACATAGCCAAACAGACTGTTAAAAAACTCACTGTAAGATTGCAATGGGTTTGGTCTTTCTAATAAATCTATTAGAGGGTGTTCCTCTATTATTTGATCACCTGCTTTAATAACAAAAGGAACAGCACTTGCACCCTTGCTTATCTCATTAACACATCTATAGACAATAGCGTTTTTAAGGTAACCCTCTTTTGCTAGGTCTGCATATTTATATGCTTTTGCTTCTTCAGTGCCCACACCAAAGTAACCCATCATGTTTGAATTTTTTTGTTCAATAGGTTGCCTATTAAACAATCTTTGTAAAAAAGTTTGATCTGCCATTAGCTTATTCTCCAGTTTATATTACCCTGTGATTTGCTTAGTTCAGTTAAACCCCAAACAAGAGCATCTAATCTATCAGGACTGGGTTTCACTTGACCCACATAAGTACACATCTGCGTCTCTAGTTCAGGGAAAACACCAAGATGATGCACTTTTCTTTGTTCATACAACGCAGCAATTGGTTCTGCTCTAAGCATCTTTCCTCTTGTAGCCCTCACTGATCTGTAAGGAATATTAGGGTCAATGCTTCGCAACAATCTTTCCACCAAATCACCACCATTGTTTGTTTCTGCAACAATCCTGTCGGCTTCCCATTCATAAAATGTCTTAATAGCTAGTCTACCCCATTTATCGGGAGAATACTTGCCTGAAACATCTTCTAGTACATAATACTCATTATTATGGTCTTTGCCTACTACTACAATTCCCGTTTCGTCAGAATCTTCTCCTGATGTTACTGCGGGGTCTATTGCTACAAGTATTGTTTTAAGTTCTCTTTCTTCATTAGACGGCAATCTTTTTTCTTCAATCATGGCTTGATTCCATAAAGCACCCTCTATATCGTCAAGTATCTCTGCGTATAATTCTTGTCTACCTAACGCAGTTCCCTCATATCTTTCACGCATCATTTCCAGTGCTGACTCTGCAAGGTTGGCTTCATTTTCAAATGTATTACCTTTAGTAACATGGACATCTTCTCTAGTGATTAAATTTTTCAGTATAGGTATTGGTTTGGGTGTTGTTGTTATAAGGCATTGTGGGTTATCTCCTAGCCTTAGACCAAACATTAATTGATCAAAGGCTTCAGGGTATCGCCATGCTGCTAATTCATCACACCATGCTCTGTGAAACTGTGGTCCCCTTAATCTCTCAGGGTTAACTGCTGCATAACCAACTATCTTTGAGCCATTATATAGTCTTATCTCCATGACACTTGCAGAATAACCCTCTGTACCAAAGCTAATATCAAAACATTCTTTTGGAATTATAGACATAAGACCTGACGGTCCGTTGAAACAAACCCGTCTGAGGTCTCCAAATGTCGGAGCAACTACTGCTGATATAGTGTTTGGATTTCTTAGTGCATATAGGGCAATGTCCTGTGCGCCAGTTCTTGTCTTGCCCCAACCCCTACCTGCAAGTATTAACCATATGAAATGATCTGTATGCGGCTGTACTTGTTTTGGTCTAGCTGTCTTTAACCAACTAGTGTATAGCTGTATCGCTGCTTTCTGACTTTGCTCTTGCAACCTCGTCAAGCAGTTCCATAGCTTCTCTGAAGGCATCTGTGTCTGTGATTTCTGCATTAAGTTTCATGTTTTCAGTTGATTCACCCAAAGCTAATTTGCCTAGCTTTTGGGCTTGTAGTGCAGCATTACCTAATTGCTGAACCATTTGCGGTGTAAACTTTTCTTCATCATTTGGGTTGTTTGCTCTTTTCTGATTGTTTTCGTTTAGCAACATTCCAACTTCATTCATAAGAATTTTTGCTAATCTTAATGCGGTGCTATCAAAACTTTTGGATTCTTCTACAAGTTGCTCTTGGCGTTCTTTGTCTAGTTTCTGTAGGTACTCTTTATGAAATCTGTCTTGTTGTGTTTTCCAAGATTCTTTTTGTGCCCATTTGTAGAGAGTGCTTTTAGCCACGCTGTACTCAATGGCTAATGCATCAATGGTAAAGTATTTCCTTTCCCCACCCTCTGTTTCTAAGCCTTGTACGAACTTATTGCGTATTGTTTCAGCAAGTTCTAGTGTTAATTTTTTGTTTTTTGTGGTCAAAATTTATCCAAAAATTCTAAGTTATTCTCACTCTAAAATTGTAGTCTAGTTGAACTGGTACATTATGTCTACATTTAATTGTACATTTTGGGTTGCAATGATTTCATAATTAGTTACAATAATAACTTATAAATTGAATAGGAGATATAATGAAACAATCAGAATGTAGAACGGTAGCTTTAAAATTTTATAAGAGAAGATTCCATAAGCTAGTACATCAACTTGGTTACATTGGTGCTGTAGATTACATGGACACTCATTACTTATTATGGGGTGATCTTAGTAATGAAGTTTTTCAATGGTATGACTTTGAGATATTGGGGGTTTCACATGGATAAACTTAACGGGAAAGAATATTCAGACCTTAGTCCTTTCCAAAAAGAAATGGTATTACTTAGTATTAAGTACCAAATGGATTTAATGATAATGCCAATGAAAGATGTTAAGAATTTAATATCAAAAGAGGATTGGGAAAAAGTCCAACGGATTATGAAGTACGGTAAGGAGATTCACTGATGGTTCATACCCACCCTTACTACAGGGATTGTGAATGTGCAAAAGATTACATTCATGCAAAAGATACTTGTGATCATTGTAATCTTTGTGGCTCAAATCAAAATGAGCAACCCGACTCTCATTATGATGAGGTTGTAAAAGCGGGGTTTTCACCTACTTATGACGATTGTTAAATAATTCACTTTTTTTGTCCTAAAAGGTTGTATATGTAACTACAGTTGTTATAATAACTACATATTAAACTGAAACGGAGATAAAATGATAAACCTAGATAACCAAAGAACCTACGGAGTTGAAGTAGAGTTCATATCAAATGAGTGGAGCAGACAAGAGTTGATTGCTAAGATCAATGACCATGCTCTTTCCTATAACAGTGATACTTTGAGAATGCCTACGATTCATAGAGCATCATGGTCTGACACTACTACTTCACAGTGGAGAATCAAAACAGATTCATCAGTAAATAGTAGGAGAGGATTTGGACTTGAATTGGTTTCACCGATTCTTAACGGTAACCAAGACATGACAATTCTTAAAATCTTTCTAAAGATTCTTAACGAATTACATTGTGATGTAAACAGAACTTGTGGACTTCATGTTCATGTAGGTGTTAGGGATTGGGGTGTCAAACAATTCAAAAATCTTGCTAAGAGATATGTAAAATTTGAAACTGCAATTGACACTGTGATGCCTGTTTCAAGAAATGCTAATAACAATCAATACTGTCTTTCTAATGCTAGAAGATACGGTAGTGATGTTACCCTTTCTGAAATCTTTGCAAGTATCCAAAGATGTAGATCAGCACAACAACTTAAAAACTACATTCAAGGTGGTAGATATTACAAACTGAATATGGAGAGTTTTTGGAAACATGGAACTATTGAGTTCAGACATCATAGTGGTACGATTTGTCCTGCTAAGATTGAGAATTGGGTTTATGTTTGCATGGGTATGACTAAACTTGCTGACACTAACAGAGCAGTCAAAGTTAAAAGCACTGATGTTATTACTAGCTACAAAGATAAACTTTCAATCTTCATGAACGGTCTTTCAAAGAGTGGTTTGATTGATTCAAGCGTTAGAAGATTTTATACAAAAAGAGCGAGGGCATTATGCACAAGTTAAAATACACCATGAAAGGTGGTGCAATATTTGTTGGTTATGACAAGTATGAGATTGTAGAAGCAATTGCAGAATCTAGCTTTGCACCTACCAACACCACAGAGCAGTTTATGCAGGAGTGTGCTAACCGTATCAAGATACAGTTTGGTTATAGGTTAGATTACTACAATGCAGATACTTTCATTGACGAGTTGCTTAAATATAAATTATTACAGGAGATCAAATAATGTTTTACTTTGCCTACGGTGCGAACCTTAATATCCGAAACATGAGTGTTAGATGCCCTAATGCTAAACCAATAGT